CACCATCAAGGGCATATAGTTATGATATAACACCAATAGTAGATAAAACCTTTTCAATAAAGTATCTCGGTGCTTGTTTACTGCTACCTTGGTTAAGGTATTCAATATATTCAACGTCGTTTTTGATTACTCCGACACCAGCTCTAAAAGCCATTCGTGCGGAATACTTTTCATTCACCCAACCAGACCTTGCCTTGCCTGTTTTTACAGGGGTAACAATTCTTAGCTGTTCTGTTGCATAGTCCATCAATTCATGAGTTCCGAGAACACCTTGAAGTTCTACTTCTTCTCTTATTCTCTTCATCTCTTTTTCAAAATTAACGACTTCTAAACTTATTTTGTTGCTCATTTTGTTTTAACCTAAATCCAAGGTACATCATCACCATTTTTAGCTCTAGTCATTAGGTCGAAAATACGACCCTTCGGGACTGCCTGATCTGGTACTTGGCTTTCTTCAGCAGCGGCTTTAATCATTTTAAGGGTTGGGAAGAGGCTTCCTTCATCTGACTTTACACCTTGAGCCTTTAAAAGCATAAAGGTTCTTCTATCTTCTCTCCAACCAACCGGTCTTTTTCTAAAATAACTTAGCCATTTTAAGTATTCTGTGTATGGCATCTCGTTTTTTAACTTATAGACAGGGGTAGAAAGACAATAGGCAAGCTCAAATAAGGATTCCTCTTCTTCGGTTAGTTTCCCTGATTTGTGCTGCCGAGACCAGAGTACTCTAGAACACTATTTACAAGGTTATTCAGTTCTGCAACAGGGAAGGTGTTAAAGTCTTCATCGGTAAGCTCATCCGCTCCAATGACAGAAATTCGGATTACATCTCGTAGAAGGCCAAACTGATCTTCTTCATTCTTTGTTTCTTGAGATGCCTTAACAATTTTCTGGACCTCTTTAACTTGATTCAGGGATAGTTGAATAATTTCAACCTTGTCGCCCATAAAATCTACCTTCTTTGTTACTTTTTTACCAACTAGCTTTTTCATATTAATTACTCTTCTTTTATATTGTTTTTACTGTGAATTCTTAATGAAGTCTTTTTCTTCAAAAAGATGTTTATTTTCTACTTGAAAGTCATCAAGCATCTTGCGTACTGTATGTAGTACTGAGAGTGTTTCCATAATTTCTCTACCCGCAGCGGAGTTTTCATCAAAATCTTGAAAACGTTCAAAAGATTTTCTAATACTGATATCTACACTCCTACGCATATGACGTAGAGTAGTTCTCATTACAAAACTTTTACTAAATGGCTTATCATTTACCATGCTTTTACCTATACTATTAAATTAAATGGTTAAAGGAAGGGCAAAAATGCCCAACCTTATTTTATATAAAAATTAAGAAGCAGAAATAGTTGCTGGACCTACGAAGTCTGACTGAGCAGACAGAGTAACGGTTGCAGTATTTGCATCAGTTAGCTGTGGGTTAACAAGAATTGCTTCAATTTTACCAATCCAGTAAAATTCTGTATTATCCGCTGCAATAGTAGTGTCAGCACCTTCATCCTGAGTAACAGGAGAAGCAGCCATCATAAAGCGGAAAACAACGGTTTGGCCGATAAGATCGTGAATAGCAGTCATATCGTTAGGTACGTAGTTTACAGTAATTTCAAGAGAAGGCGCGTCGGCCTGACCTTGTACCTGTGAAGAGGTTGCTTGACCATAAACAGGAACGTTAACAATGTTTGCAGGAGTACCTACAGAGGGGAATTCACGAACAGAAGGCATGCGGACATGATCTGCATCAGCTGTGCCGGGAGTAGTACCAACGAATAGGGCAGCAAATTCAGTAGAAGTGTCAGTGCCATCAGGGATAGTACCGGTGTACATGTCTAGGTAAGAATAGACACCAGCCTGTAGTGAAGAAATATGAGTCATTTTTTAGTCTCCATAATAATTGAATGGTATAAAGTAAGATGCGCTATAAAGCGTTTTATTGTCAGGGTCTAACCCCTCGCTAGATAAATAAGATGTTTTAAGACTTATTCCGTTGCTAAAATTTTTGTTTACAAAGTAAGATTCGAGTATATCAGAAATTTCCATGATTCTCTTTTGACCGTCTCCAGCTCTAACAAAGATCTTGAAAGCAATCAATCCAGATAATTCTTTTTTACCGCCATAGCTGTGGTTACTGCTTGAAGAAGGTAGGATTGAAATACGACAATACTCTTCTTTGTTGTTGATTGAACCTTGATAATTAGAAGGATAAACCTCAATACCTTGGTTTTTCCAAGAGGCGCTTGCAAGAACACTAGTAATTGTAGTTAGTAGTTCATTATACATTTATCCCTCCCTTGTTAGCATAAGAGAAATAGTAAACCCGTTATCTGAGTAATCAACAATGTTAAATTCTTGTCTTCCGATAGTAATAAAGTCATAAACAGACATGTCATAGCCGGATCTCATAAGAACCTCTGTTACATATTTATTGTTTACAACTTTCTTAGTAGTTTGAACAATAACTTCGACTTCTTGTCTTCGCTTAGAAGATTTTGTCTCGTTAGTGCTGAAATCAAACTCAGATGTAATTTCAGAGTAAAGCGTTGCAGGTTTAACTAAGTCTCCTGCAGCAGAAAAGGCTTTCTCTACTGCTGCTTTGAATTTAGCTTCTAAAGACATTAATTAGCCCTCCACCAAGAAGCACCTTGACCAAAAGATCCTTGTTTGACAATACCTCTTAGAAGCTTGCTTACAATACTTGGTCTAATCGGAATTCTTGTAACATCAGAGTTACTATCACTTACGCTAAGTGAACCAATAGAAATGCTTTCAAAAGTCTGAGTACTTTCTGTCAGAAGGTCTTCATTATTTACAAGATGAAGCGCCTGTTCGTAAACCGCTCTTTTAACATTAGCCGGAATCTCAGCTTCGGAAAAACTAATTTGTTGACCAAGTCTTTGATCAAAATAAATTGCGTTTTTCCGAGGCCAAGCAAGGTCTTGAGAAGAGCTAACGGCATAACCAATCCAAGAATTGTTATCAATTAAAGTAGTAGCAGTCACTAAAGCTTGTTCTTTTACTTCATCTCCTGCATCAAACCAATTAGCATTGTCAATTCTTGATTCAAGGTATAGATCCGCTTCTTCAACAGTAACGTAACTATTTTCGTTTAAGGTTAGTGCCATTAGCTTTTCCTCTTATTTTATTAAGCGTGGAAGATTGGTAGAATACCAAGGTTTAGACTATCCATCTTACGATCCCAGCTTGCAGCAGCACCGAACTGAGTGTTAGTTGCAAAGGCATTAGTTGCACCAGCCCAGTCATAACCCATTGGATGCATGATAAAGCCGTAACGATACCAAACGTTAGTTGAACCACCGCCGGTATAAGAGGCTGCATTACGGTCTACTTCAACAGGAGTTGGAACACCAACAGGTGCGAAGGTAACAGATTCAGGCTTAACAACGAAGGTACACTTAGCTGAACGTGCATTAAGATCACCAGTTGCGGTGCCAGAAATCATCTGGTTAGCGCGGGTCATGATTAGGCGGAATTTACCACCGAAGATGGTCTGGAATTCTAGGTTGCCATCGGTGATAACAGTCTGGTCAATTAGGTTAGCAGCGCGTAGTTCTGCAAGCATCTCAGGAGAAGTGACAAGGTACATATAGTCAGGTTCATAGTCTTTAAATGCCATACCAATAGCTTTGAAGAGACGCTCACCACGAGCAGCACCAGCAGCAGAGGAGTCAAATAGACGACGCTCATCGGTTGAATCAGTAGCAGCAGAACCGAATTCACCGGCTGCGTTAACATCAACGAAGAAACCAGTAGCAGATGCATCAGCATCAGTGTCGAAAGCTACGATACCGCCGTTACCTGCGTCACCAGCATCGCCAAGGGCGACTTCGTGTTGTGCAACACCTTTTAGAACTTGTAGAAGAGCGTTATGCTCGTCTTGGGCGCGTACTTCAGCAAAGTCGTTTGCGATCTTCATGAGACCGTCTTCTTTTGACACGACTTCTTGTAGGTTTACCTGTTGTGCACCGAAGGTACGAACGGTTTTAATGTAGTTCGCTACATCGGTTGCAATATCAGTGTAGGTACCATCATTTGCGCTTGAAAGAGATGCAACGTTAATGTTTGCAACTAGTGGCTTGTACCAACGGAACTGACCAATAAATGATTCACCATCTGCGGTAATGTCATCACGAGTCCCAACAATACCAGTTGAGTTAAGCTTCTTTTCGAAAGTATACGCTTCGTCTGCGTAGGCAGAAATAGCGATAGCAATGTTCTGAAAGTCAGTATTTGTAATAGTCATTTTTCATATCCTTATAATAGATAATATTATTAATATTTAAAATTACCTAATTTGCCTT